CCAAGCTCCAGCAAAAAACAACATAACTTTATGGAGGCGATAGCTCATAGCCCGAGCTTTGCCAAAAAAGTAGGAGTTCCACAGTCCGTGGGACAAGATTTCAGCAAAGCCGACAAAGGCAAATCTTTTAAACAAGGTGGTGATATGGCTACAAAAGGTGTGAACCCATTTGCAAAATTTGAAAAGTCCGGTAAGGATGTTGAAGTTAAAGGCAAAGGTAAAGAAGGTTCCAAAAAAGAGGAAGCCTTTGATAAATCTCAAATGGGCATGAAAAAAGGCGGCATGAAGAAAATGGCTGGCGGCGGTATGACATCAATGGGCAAAGTTAAGACAGCGGCCCCTAGCAAAGACGGTGTTGCCGAAAAAGGCAAGACCAAGGGTGCGCAGATCAAAATGACTGGTTCTGGTGTCCCTAACGGCATTGGTTCCCGTGTGATGAAAAAAGGCGGAATGGCTAAGTGCTAAGGAGCTAATCATGGCTAAAAAAGAAGCTGGTGCTGGGCGTGGGTTTGTAAACCCGCAACGCACAGACGAATCCGATGAAGAGTATGTAACCCCCGCGCAGCGTTATGGGATGGAGCAGCAAAGTAAAACTGCTAAAGACCAAGCTGCCACTACCAAGGCTTACGACAAAGCGGCGGGCATGAAACAAGGTGGTTCAGCTTCTTCACGTGCTGATGGTTGCTGCACCAAGGGTAAAACGAAAGGCAGGTTTGTATGAAAAAAGTACGCAGGTTTAATGGCGAAGAAGATTCATATGTAGAAGACACAGCAAGCCGAAAGGCCAATATAGATAGGGCTTTAGCCGAAGCTAATAAGCCAGAGGCAATGGGGGAAGGAAATCCTAAATACAATTTTGATGAGTTTACGGCTTATCAACAAGAAAGCCCATCAAAAGACCCATTTGCAGAAGCAGCCCCGGCAAAAGCAGCCCCGGCAGCCCCGGCAGCGCCAAAAGCTAAACCCCCAATAGTCACCCTGCAACAATTAAATGCGTTTAAAAAAGAATTTGGTGCTGACAAAGATTTAACAGACTACATGAACAAGCAGCAGGGGCTAACACGGCGTGGGGGCGCAACTCCTCCTGTTTCTAGCAACGACAGACAAATGCGCGACACAAGTATAGGGCTTGGGCCAACTGTAGAAAAAGCGCAAGCGTTAGAAGCGCAATCTTTAGAAAAAAAACGAAGAGCCGCAATGGAAAAGTCGCAGGCGTTAGAGCCTGTGTATCCTGAACAGGCACTGATGGGAGGGGCAGGAGTTGGTATTAAAAGTATTGCTAAAGCTGCTCAAAATTTAGCTAATCGCGGCGGTGCTAAAGAAGCTGCAAAACGGGTAGAGCCGTATCTTGCTAAAGAAGCGCAAATGGCTCTACCCGCACCCGCCAAACAGTTGGCTCTTCCCGCACCTGCTAGACAGCTTGGTTACGATAAAGCAGCGGGAAAGACAGCTTCAAAAACGGCGGAGCGTAATGCTCGTACTCAAGGCCGTCAGGATGAGATGTCGAGGGAAAACCTGCGTAGGTACGGCATGACAGATGACACTTCCCGAGATGCTGTAAACGCAGTCCGCGAAAATCTTGGCATGGGGCGAGGTTTTAAAGTGATAAAAAAAGGCGGTTCTGTCAAAGGTTATGCGTCTGGTGGCAAAGTCCGTTCAGCATCGTCTCGCGCAGATGGCATTGCTATTCGCGGAAAAACAAGGGCTTAATCATGATGCCAAGCCGGGGAATGGGAGCGATTCGCGCCAGCAAGATGCCCGGTGGGGAGAAGAAATCTCGTCGGGATAATACTGATTTTACGCAGTTCAAAGACGGCGGTAAGGTCACGGCAAAGTACATGAAGTTTTCTGAAACAGGAAAACCTGTCGGTATGGTGCCTGTGACGAAACCCAAAAAAATGGCTGAAGGTGGAGAATCCAAAGTGAATGAAGCTGGCAATTACACCAAACCTAGCCTTCGCAAACGCATTTTTAACAGCGTTAAAGCTGCGGCAATTGTAGGCACGGGCGCAGGGCAATGGAGCGCGAGAAAAGCACAGGTTATGGCCAAACGGTATAAAGCTGCTGGTGGGGGCTACCGAGATTGAAAGCTCCGCAGCAATTGCTTAAAGACTGGGGAGACCAGAAATGGCGTACCAAGTCTGGCAAACCGTCGAGTAAGACGGGGGAGCGGTACTTGCCTGACGCTGCGATTAAAAGCCTTAGCCCTGCTGAGTACGCTGCGACAACCAAAGCTAAACGGGCAGGAAAAGCTGCTGGAAAACAATTTGTAGCCCAACCTAAAACGATTGCAAAGAAAACAGCAGGGTATAGATAATGGCTAAGACTACTGGCACCTCAGCCTTTAACCTCGACATGAACGACCTCATTGAAGAGGCGTTTGAACGTTGTGGTCAAGAACTTCGCACGGGGTACAACTTCCGTACTGCGCGGCGTTCGTTGAACCTGCTGACGATTGAGTGGGCTAACCGTGGTCTGAACTTCTGGACTGTTGAACAGGGCCAGATTCCAATGGTGACGGGTCAGGCTATCTACCCCATGCCTGTGGACACAATCAACCTCCTAGACACCGTTATTCGTCAAAGTAACGGCACGTCCAACCAGATCGACATCAATATCAGCGGTATTTCTGAATCTACGTACATGAGCCTGCCAAACAAGTTGGCACAAGGTCGCCCAATCCAAGTCTGGTACAACCGTCAGTCGGGGCAAGAGAACCTTTCTACGGCTACCCTTAACGGGACTATTACATCTACGGCCACCACAATTACGGTGTCTAATGTAGCCAGTTTGACTACAGCAGGGTTCATAAAAATTGACAACGAAACGATCAGTTACCCCAACGTAGACCCCGTGAACAATCAGTTGATTAACTGCGCTCGTGGGCAAAACGGCACAACTGCTGCGGCACATACCACTGGTGCGGCTATAACGGTGCAAAACCTGCCTGCTATTAACGTATGGCCTACACCTAATGCCCCCGGTAACCAGTACATGTTTGTGTACTACCGCATGCGCCGTATTCAAGATGCCGGTACGGGCGTAACCGTGCAAGATATTCCGTTCCGTTTTATCCCATGCATGGTGGCAGGGCTGGCCTATTTGTTGAGCATGAAGCTGCCCAATGCCGACCCAACCCGCACAATGGCGCTCAAGGCCGACTACGAACAGCAATGGAGTTTGGCGGAAGCAGAAGACCGGGAAACCGCGCCTTTAAGGTTTGTGCCAAGGAACTTGTTCTATGCCTAATCGTTTTGCTTCTGGTAAGCATGCGATTGCCGAGTGTGATCGGTGTGCACAGAGATTTATGCTCAAGGTGTTGCGTACACAAACGGTAAAGACAAAGCCGTTTAAAATCAAGGTTTGCAAGGCATGTTGGGATCCAGATCAGCCGCAATTGCAGTTGGGTATGTACCCAGTCAATGATCCCCAAGCGGTGCGTGAGCCTCGCCCTGACGTGAGCTACCAAGTCTCTGGTCAAAGTGGTTTGCAGATTTTGCTAACGGACAGCACTACACAGGATGGGTTTGGTTACCCAGAGCAGGGCAGTCGGGTCTTTGAATGGGGCTGGAGTCCTGTTGGTGGAGCAAGCGGGTTTGACATGCTTTTAACGCCAAATAGCTTGGTGATAGCGGTAGAACTTGGTACAGTTACGGTTACAACGACATAAGGAGTCGATCATGGCTACAGAAGATATGAAATCGGATACGGCGCAAGACAAGGCAATGATTAAAAAAGCCTTTAAGCAGCACGATGCCCAAGAACATAAAGGCGGCAAAGGCACTTCGCTAAAATTGGCAAAAGGCGGCAAAACAAACGCTCAGATGAAGTCTTTGGGCCGGGGTCTGGCTAAAGTTGCCAACCAGAAGAAGTCTTCGTTCACTTACAAGCGCGGGGGTTAACATGGCCAAATTTAGTCAAAAGGTTATGGGCAAAGAAGTTGGCAGTGCCAAAGTTTATGCTCCACCCCACACGATGGACGGCAAAGCGGGTGTGGATATCAAGAACAGTGGGTATGACGGTGGCAATCGTTTTACTGCCAACGATGTGAATATGTCTGTTGGAAATATCAGTCGTGACCCGTACAAAGCCCCCAAGACTTCTGGCGTTAAAACTCGTGGTAATGGCTGCGCTACTAAAGGCGTGATGGCCCGAGGCCCACTAGCTTGATATGATGCGACACGGTTCCATTTATATTGCAACTAACAAACATACTGGAGAACAGTACGTTGGGCAAACACGCCAGCTTGTGCAAAAACGATGGGACGCCCACTGGAAAACCGCAGTGTGCCCAACAGCCCGAAAAGCAAAATTTCAACATGCATTGCTTGAATTTGGACAAGGGGCTTTTTTAGTGCAAGAAGTTTTTGTTGCCTTTGATGAACAAACTTTAAACAACACCGAAATTTGTTTTATTTCGGAGCTAAACCCAGTGTATAACGCTACACGAGGTGGCAAAGGGCTTCGTCCGATTGTTGTAACGGAGGACATTAAACGTAAACGGTCTGAGGCGGCTAAAGCGCGGTGGGCTAATGCTGAGTGGCGTGCACGCACCGTAGAGAGTATTAAACAAGCGGGACAGACAGATGCAGCCAGAGCTAGAGGGAAATGTGTTGCAGCAATTGGTAATGCGGCCCGTTGGGAAGGGCACATTAAAAAGCCTAAATCGCCCTTAAGGGTTAAAAAATGCAAACAGAAACGCAACCCAGAAATTGGGCGACAAAATTCTGCGCAAGCAAAATGGAAGCCCGTGTATTGCCCTGAACTACAATGTTCTTTTCTGTCGCAAAACGCGGCGGCGGAGTATTTGGGTGTTTTGCGCACGAGTGTGGCTAATGCTGTTAAGCAGAAAGGCAAGCTGTTACGCAAGTACAGTTTGGAAAGGGTGGCTTAAATCAATTACACGCAACTGTTCAGTACTATTCAATCCTATACGGAAAATAATTTTCCGGACATTACCCTTTCCGATGGGTCAATAGAGACGACTAAAGAACAGATTGACCGGTTTATTCAACAAGCTGAACAGCGCATCTATAACTCGGTGCAGTTCCCATCAATTCGCAAGAACATGGTGGGTAACGTTCAAAGCGGCAACAAGTACCTCAAAGCCCCCGACGACTTCCTTGCTGTCTACTCGATGGCGGTGATTACGGGTTACGGGACAGCCGCTGAGACTTACGAGTTCTTGTTAAACAAGGATGTGAACTACATCCGACAAGCGTACCCCACACCCGCAGACACCGGGTTGCCAAAACATTACGCTCTGTTTGGCCCTGCAATTGTAGGCAGTGCGATTACCAATGAGTTGACGTTCATACTTGGCCCTACCCCTGATGCGGTTTACACCATCGAGTTGCATTTCTACTACTACCCTGAGTCGATTACGACTGCGAGTACGTCATGGCTTGGTGATAACTTTGATACGGTGCTCCTGTACGGATCGCTGGTAGAAGCGTACTCATTTATGAAGGGTGAAGCTGATATGCTGGCCTTGTACGATGGTAAGTACAAAGAGGCACTGGCCTTGGCTAAACGCCTTGGCGACGGCATGGAGAGACAGGATGCCTACCGTTCTGGACAATATAGACAGGCGGTGACCTAATGGCTTTTACCGGGAACTTTTCCTGCAATACATTGCGGTCTGGGTTGGCAAATAATACGTTGAATTTTTCAACTGATACGTTTCGTTTGGCGTTGTACACGAACGCAGCAACATTGAACCAACTTACGACGGCTTATACA